CTGCGCCTTCGGGGGTTTCCAGAGCCTTGGCCATGGCCTGCTCCGGGGAAAGGGACGGGTCAGCGTCGCGGAAACGCTTAGCGATGCCGGTCAGTTCGTTGCCATCGCTGGCGGGAACTGCGGCGGTGCCATGGCTCTTGAAAGCCTCGGTCATGCCTTGGTCTTGGGCCTTCAAAGCCTCAAGAGCAGGGCCCTGCTCGCCTTCGGGCAGCTGGTCGATCCCTTTCAGGATAGACATACGGACCTCAACGGTGCCGGGGATGTGGACGAGGTCCTCGGCCCGCTTGCGCAGGTCGGCTTCCTTAGCTTGGACTTCACCAGCCAAACGAGCGGTGCGCTCGGTGTCGGCACGCTTCGCGAGTTGAATCAGACGGGGGTCGTCATTCTTGCGATACTCGATGCCGTCGAGGTCGGTGTGGACGACAGCGTTGGCGTCGGCAGCCTTGGCTACTTCAGCATCGCGCTGCTCGGGCGAAAGGGCGAGGAAGGAATCTTGACCTTCACCGTCCAGGGACTTGAAGATGCCGCGCTGGGCATCGTTCAGCTCGGAGACACACTCGGCACGCTCGGCGCGCTTGGTGACCTCTTGTAGCTGCTTGGCGACCGCTTCGTTGTCGACGGTCTTTTCGTTCTTTTCGGACATAGTAGCCTCGGGGGTGAACGTGCCGACAGAATCGGCGGGAACGCCCGGAGAAGGAGAAGCGTCAGAGGAGCCGGGCGCCCCATCATCTGCTTGTTTTGAGAGGTCCAGTACCGCGGGCGGTGCGCCGCTCTGCGATGTCAGGAGGACCTGATGGTTGTGGCCACTTACTTCACCGATGACCACTGCACCGCTGCCGCCGTCAATGGCCCAGGGGTGTGAATGATAGTTGCCCTCGTTGTCCTGGGCGACGCCAGTCTCGCCTGCGCTCGCGCGCGTGTCGGCGCCGACCTCGTCGGTCAGCAGGTGCTGGTGCCCATTGGTGGCGGTGGTCAGCAGGGCGCGCTTCGTTGAGCTGGTGAAGGGGTTCTTCTTCTTACCCTTCTTGTCGGCACCCTCGTCTTCAGCTTCGAGTGCATTCTCTTCGGCGTCCTTGTCCTTACCGATGCCTGCGGCGCGCTTCATGATGGAGACGCGCGCGGTAGGTTGCGCGGGCGTATCCACGCCACTGATCTCGTCCAATTCCATGGACTCGAATACGCTCTTCACGATGTTGCCGTCGTCGTCTATCATGATTGGTCTGCTATGGGTACGTTTACTGCACGGCCACCGATGGAGAAGCCGGTATAGGTTCCGTCGGCGAACTTCGCCAGGACTTCCGGCTCATCGGGTCGCATCGCGATCAGTAGGCCGGTGCGCTTGGTGGTCATCTCCAGAGACTCCGCGATCTCGGTGGTCATCGGGAATAGGAAGTCGACGCTGCCAATCTGATCGCCTTGGTGCATCTCCTTCGCCACGCGCGCGGACTTAGCGAAACCGAACGACCCCTTGAGCATTACGTGCTCGGGGATATGGTCACCTTGCAGGTCGAAGTGATCCTCGCCGTCTTCTTTGCAGACAATGGCGAAGCCAAACACGAGCCCTAGGCTGGTGTCCACTTTGAGAATCTGCGTCGCTTGAAGCTGTCGTGCTGTCATCGGAGGGTCCATACTATGCCCATTTCGGGGCAGGTGGTAGATCTTTTTGGGAATTTCTGCGGATTACATGACGTGAATGCCGACGCCTGCGGGGACAGCCGCATCGGGAATCCGGGTAGCCAGGGCGCAGACGCACTGGATATCCTCTTCAGCCACGCCGAAGCCGATGGGGTGCAGGGCGGTGTTACCCTTGCCAGAGACGAATACGGAGCCCCAGGGCTGCTCCTGCCCGTGCATGGCGGAATGGGAGTCGCGCACGTTGTGCCGCTTGCTGGTCTCCCAGGTCTGCGACAGGTTGTTGGCGTCCAGGCTGCCCTCGGTGATGGCCTGCCCATACATGGCGGCCTTGCCTTGGTGGACGCTCTTCAGGGACTCCGTGCGGGCGATCACGCGGCTGCGGTATTGGATATACCTCTGACGGTAGCGGTCGACCATGCGGTTGATCTGCGTCCTCGTGAGGGGCTTCCCGTTCTCGATGGACCGGCGGACGACGCTGTCGAACCGCTTGTCGCGCAGGGCTCTATCGAATACGGCTTGGTCGCCTTCACTCAGCAGCCGCTTGTAGTTGTTCACCGCATGCACCTGACGTTCGGTCAGGCCGATGCTGTCGCGGAAGTTGCGCGCCTGCGCGATGGGGTTGGCCCCATCCTTGACGCCCTGGATCAGGGCTGCGCGCGTCGCGCGTCGCTGCGTCTCACTGAACTGGGCCACCAGTCGCAGCTGGTTCTCGCGGGCCACCTGCATGGCCCAGGGGTTGGTCTGGTCGAAGTCGAAGACGATCTGCTGGATGTTCCTATTCAAGAATTCCGCGGTGTCTTTCGCTGCGGCCATGAAGCTGTCGACGTAGAGGTTGCCCAGCTTGGTCGTGCTGGCCAGCGTCGTCGTGAATGCCAGCTCCAGGTTGCCCTGCTCGATCAGGTCGGCGATCACCTTCAGGTCGGCCGCTTCCTTGATCTGCCCCACGAGCAGCTGGAACCCTGCGGCGAACCGAGGGGACTGTCTCGCCATCAGCCTCCGTAGGCGTTCGGCCGGGTCGATGATGTCGCCCATCAGTTAGCCCGCCCGATGCAGTTGTAGACAGCGAGCGCCGGGTCGGCGGTCACCTGGATGATGTTGTACTCCACGGACAGGATCGTCACGCGGTCGCCCGCGATTGGTACTGCGCCGTCGCTGATACTATCGCCGATCAATGCCAGCAGCACGTCGGTGTCTGCGACGATCGTACCTTCCAGCCTGTTCTTGTCGAGCGTGTCGACGAAGCCTTTGCAGGTGTGCGTGATGGTGGTCGGATTGGTGCCGCCGGTGAGTTGCCCAGCGGTGCGCGTTCCTGCGCTGACCTTCGTCAGCACTGCGTCGTTTACGCCGGGGCCGATGTTGGCGTTCACCAGACCGGAGATGTCAATACCGAAAAGAGGATTTCCCATTATGCTAGCCCCTCGTTCCACTCGTCGTCGTCTTCGCCGAAGCTGGTAGCCTGACCGGTGCCACTGGCCGTCGGGCCTGCTATTCCGCTCGATGTGCCTGCGTCGGTGTAGCACTTCGTGTAATCGTGGGCCACCTGCGGCAGCCGAGTGTCCGTACCGGTGCCGGTGGTGGGGCTGAAGAAGGTCACACCCGCGGAGCCTGCCTTCACTGCCTTGACGTTGGAACCTTCACCGCTCGATGCGGCTGCGGCGTTATCAGCAAGCACTGCACCAGCGAGCCAGCACTGGGCATAGAAGATGTCGTCGGGCGTCGTGCCGTCGGTGATGTCCGTTTCCGTGCATCCATTGGTGGCACCATCGCGCGGCCACGCGCGCGCCTGCGCGGCGACGGTCTTGTCGCCGGTGAAGAGCAGCGCGCGGTCGATCCAGTCGGCTGCCATGACGACGGCCTGGATCTGCTGGTCTGCGGTAGCTGCGGCCCATGCGGTAGACTCCGCGCCAAGACGGCCAGCCCAGAAGGTGGTCGTATTGGCGACTGCTTCAGTCAGCACCAGAGCGTAGACGCTCCAGCTGTCGCTGCCGATGGTTACTGTATCAATGACTGCCATGGTATTGTCGGGGTGTAAGTAAGACGTGCGGCTTGGTCCTCGTGCGTCGCCATTATCGCACCACGAGGGGAGCCGCCCGCCTCGGTCAGGATTGTATCAGATTTCACTTGTTGACGATCACCTGTTCGATGAAAACTAGATCGAAGACGTCCGCCACGGCCAGTAGCTCGTTGCAAGCTAGGCCCGCGGCGTGGTCCACGTCACGCTGGGCGTTCTGGTTCGCGACATATGTCGCGAGCTTAGTGTCTCGCGCAGTCTCGGCTAGGGCGAGGGATGTGTACGCGCCCATGATGACGGCGCGCTGGCCGTCGAAGCGGTAGAGAATGAATCCGTCCATTATGCAATCCTTACGATAGTGAGTGAAGTACCGAAACGCTCGACACGCCCAGTACCAGAGCCAGAGTTTATACGGGCACGCAGTCGGAGAACGTCGTTCTCTGATACGGCTACGATTACCTGTCCAGGGATGGGGAGGGTCGTACCAGCGACGACGGTCACGATCTTGGTGGAGCCTAGCAGCGCGACGCTGTTCAGCTCCATATTCAGCTCGGCGACGTAGTTGTTGGTGCCGCCAGTTTCGGTATAGCCGCAGGACCACGTGCAGAGGAAGGTGGCATCTTCGACGTTCTCCCATGTAATTTCCCCCGTTGCGCTGACGGTCCAGTCAGCCGCAGGCTCCTCAACAAGGACCCAATCAGTGTCCACTGTGATGAACGTACCGCTGATCGACTGGTTGGCCAAGGGGCCGAAGGTCATCAGGTGCGATGTCGTGTAGTTAGCACCATCCGCTCCGGCTGCACCGTCGGCTCCGTCCTTACCGGCCTTGCCGTCCGCGCCTGCCGCGCCTGTATCTCCCTTTTCGCCGGTGCCTATGCGCTCGAACCAGACCTTGCTCTTGTCTCCCTTCAGCGTCACCGAGGGGCCGGAACCGTACCCATACGTCGCACCGGTTACTGTACCTGCGCGCAGCTCTACGGTGTCGCCGTTCACTAGGCTGAAAGGTTCGGTGGCGAACTCGATCGTCCAGTAATCATAGGCGAGTCCAGTGTTGCGGATGTACGACCCACCTCGCTGGAACCCCGTCGGCGTGCCGTTGATGTAGATCTCTACCACGACCTGGGCTCGTTGTGATGCGGAGTACATGCACGCGAAGCCGCCGAAGCGGTAGTCGCCATCCTCGGCTACGACAAACTGATTGCTACCATTGTATGAGATGTCGGCGTTGGTATTATCCTCGTCGAGTGTGTCCCACGGGATGATTTTGGGGGTTATCGTGATCGACATCGTGGACGTCGATGTGCGCTTCATGTAGGAGACAGGGAGGGCTACACCGTCGGCTCCATCAGCACCGTCGGCTCCATCAGCACCGTCTGCACCATTGGTTCCG